AAGGCAGATGTGGAGCTGGTGGAAAACTTCCGGAAGCTGCGTCTGCCCGCCGTGGCTGTGGTAAACAAGGTGCTCAGGCGGGAGTTCGACCTGAACCTCGATGCCAGCTGCACCGAGGCGCGAATGGCCGGCGTGAGGCTGATGGACGCGATCGAGGCGTTCATCGTATCGAACGGGATGGATGGCCACTTCTCCGGAGGGATCGAAACCCTCAAAAAACGGTTC